CTAGGGACTAAAACAGTATGCGTATTACTTGAAGGTTGTGTTTGTGTTAATGGAGGTTGTGTTAGTGTTAATGGAGGTGGTGTTAGTGTTAATGGAGGTTGTGTTAGTGTTAATGGAGGTTGTGTTTGTGTTAAAGATAATCCTGATTGTGCTTGTTGTGCTGCTGTTAATGCAGGTTGTTTAGTGTCTGTTAATTTGTAATTACTATTATTATAAACACCGCCTATTCCACCGGGTGTGTTTGTAGAATATGATGTTCCTGAGCGTGCGCTCGTATATGTGTAAATTGGTAGCGATGATGATGCCATTGTCTTATTTCCTTACGTCATCACGACGTTATCTATTTAATTTTCTAGGCGTGTAATGAAGTACAGCACCCGATAAGTTATGCCCTAAATCAATAGCCGAATTAGAGAAAACGACTAAACCAATGTTTGTTCCGCTACCTTGTAATCTAAGTTCTGGTTGAGATACAATCTGCCCGTCGTAATAGAACGCGTTCCATGTTGACACATCCCAATACCCACCTGCACCTTGCACTACTTGATAATTCATAACGTGCGTTGCAATAGCTGGATCAGCGTAAGAAAAATCTGGATTGAATCTAATTTCAGAATAACCCACCGCAGACAATTCAATTTCAAGTTTTCTAAATCGTTTAATTGCTGATGGTGATTTTACATTATTAAACGCCGTGCGAATATAGGCTTGAATAGGTTCACCATCAAAAGATGAACCTGTGTTCGCTACATATACATAGCCACTGCCATCCCCAAGTAAAACAACATCTCTTCCGCTTGCATCCTCACCATTCCACGCATAACTAATGTTTATCGGATAAGTAAACTCAGAAAAAACGTGTCCTGACGTAGCCGCGCCTGTTTGTGTTACGCCCGATACCATTGTCATTACAATGCCCGTCCCGTCATTAGCGTAAAACCTAACTTGGTTTTTGCTTTTATAAATAGCGGTTGCAACAATCTTTTCTCTAAACCTGTCAATGACTGGCTGAATAGCGCGGCTAATAGTATCGTGTTCAAATCCACCAAACACATACGAGGGGATAATTTTTACAATACCCTTATCATCAAATGAATAAAGTGCGCCCAAATTCATTAACCCATAATGAATAGCACCAATATCAGGTGAAATTAACTCTGCTTTATAAAGGCTTGTTTGACTGTCTACGGATACCTGCCAAAAGCTATCTCGACACGCAACAGCAAGAACCCCACCGACAATCGGTGTCATACCTGTAACGGTATCGCCAAATTCCTGAACGTCTTGAAACCCTAAACTTGTTGTTTTAAAGTCATGCGGGTTTCCAACGGCAGAAAATATAATCGCACCAAAATAAGATAAGGCAAGTTGCCCGTTTATAGCGGCTATATTTGTAGGCGCATCAATGGTTATTTGAGTTCGAATAGGAATATACACATCGCCATCAAATTCAAATGCACGATTTAATGAATCCGCGCCGTATAATTTTTTCTTATCCGCGTCAGCTTGAAAGTTATGTTGCACAAACTGGTAATTACCGCCTTGAAGAATGCTAATTTGAGTGACAGGGTTTCCGCTAGGATTATCAACAATGGCGATATCAATAATACCCACTCGGATAGTATCAGCTACATTACTTGTCCATGTACCTGTCACACTTGTAACAATGAAACGTCCATTATCGCTGCGTATATTGATAGGATCAGAATGCAATGCCCATAATGCGTAAGTTCCTGAGCCAACTTTATTTGTGATATTGACAACTATTTGATTAGTGCTATATGACGTTACTGTGCCTTCCATATAGTTAGTTGGAGCGGCAGTTGCAACAATCACTATCGCCTGCCCCACAACATACGATTTACCAGTTTGTGTAGTAAATGTACTCGAACCCAATGCCATTGTCTTTGTGGTATCACTGGTTGCATCTAAATCTTCTAAGCTCTGTGATGTTTCAATTACTTGCCGCTTTACCGTAGCTGTTGCGCCCGAATTCTTTTGATTGATAATCACGCCATCAAGCACATCAACGGTACAGGTTTTAAAAGACAGTGATTTAAATAAAGTAATTTGTTGCCAACCTGTTGCGGTTGACTTCCAAATGTTTACTGCTGTAGCGGCTGCGTTATCACGGAACGCATACGCAACGCCTTTATACATACAAACACCACGAATAACGCCACTGCCAGTTACGGCAGTAATATCGGCACGGAAATCATCAGCAACCAATCCAAGTGCTGTAGCGTGTCCTAATCCAGTGATATGTCCGTCTTTAGAAGGCAAAATAGTTAAAGCACCTTTCACAACATTGCTAACGGTAAAATTTTCAATTGCAAATACGCCTGTCAATCTATCAATAATTAGATAGTTTGATTCAACTTGTAATACTTTTCCTGTCGCTGTGCTTGTCGCACCTGTAATCGTTTGTCCTACCGTAACAGCACCTGCAAATGTACAAACACAGTAATAGTAACTTTGAGAACTAGGTGATGGTCTACCATCAAATCGTTCGTACCCGTCTATTCGGCGATAACCACCCAGCGCATTACACTCATAATTATTGATAGAAATACACTTACCCGCATCAATAGTAAGTGGCGGCGATACCAAATCAAGCCCTCCCTCAAAACGCGAATACTGCGTTAGAGTTTTAATGTTTGGAATCGAGTTCGTTCTCATGCGAGTTCTTCAGAGCTAGTAGCGGCTGGACAAGCAAATTGCTCAAGTTTAAACAGCAATTTACGGTATTCGATATTTCCAATAACATAAAGCTCTTGAGCATTAAGCTGTGTTGCAAAATACATTAAAGCACGCCACACAATAATCATGTGAAATCGTGTTTGAAAAATAGGTTTATCAGCATCATTAACTAATACAGAAGGGTTTTTATAGTATTCACCTTCTGCGGTATAAACATTGTCTGGTATTGGATAAAACATAAGTGAATTATCCGCAGGTTTCACAGTAAAATGTGTTGGAAATCCAGTTTGAATACGCGCATTCCCAAACATAAATAAATCTCTAAACTCATCCCAACCAACAGGGATTAAATACTGTTCAGTAATAATCCCATTGGCTGTTAAATAGATACGCATGGTTTCAGGCGACCATTCACTTAAATCAGTCAAACTTATAGCGGTTTCAGAATAATTATTAACACCACTAATAGTGTTAAATGACACATCTCCTCGCAGGAAATCCCAATTGGCGTGCTGTAGTTGAATATCTGCATAAGCAGTATTGATATAAGCAATTGCTTGTTTATATTCCCCTTGTTGATTTGCCGTTGTGATTAACCCTGCGCCAGAAATATCCGCTTCAGATAATAAGCGATTAGCGAGTTCAAGAAATGTCATAGTATTACCCTAATGCGGTAAATAAATTATTGTGATAATACGGATGTTAGCCACTGATAACCACGCGGGTTAGGATCTTTAATAACACTGAACGGATACTTTTGTGACGTATTGCGAGAAATCATATTCACTGGGTTTTCATCGTTAGTGTTTGGCGCAATAGTAATAAACGTATCTGACTTTGCTCTTGCCAAAACTTCAATATATTTACGCGCTACTTGAATGGGTTTCCCTACTTCAAGCCATTCAATTCTTCCATTAACCGCTACATCTACAAATTTAGGCGAGTATCTATCTGATGAAGGCTCTAACCGAATGGAAATCTTTTCTTCCATAAATTGAAGCTCATCAAAATAAGCCAAATCAATACTGTTTGATTCAACGATAACATCTTCGTTATCTCGAATATCAGCAAGGCTGTCTTGTAAGTTAATTAAAGGCTTTGATCTTCCACGCACATCATCTGTGTGAAGTTCTTTAGTTATTGTCATGGTATAATCTCCTGCAAATTAAAAAAAATTGCAGTGCGCTAGGCACACTGCACGTTAAACTACTAACCCAATACGCGAATTGACAAGTTTTTGCTTGCCAAAATCATTGCAGTAGTTGCATTTTGTGATAATTGAACTGTACGCTCACGAACTAAAATTGAGTTAGCAGAAACTAAAGTACGAACTCCTGTTGAAATAGTTTTTAGGCAAACATTATCATTAGTAACAGCAACGCCAGTTCCTGCACCAACACCTGTTGCTGTAAATGAAACCCCAACTGTATTTGAAGGTGCGCCAATTAACGTATAGTCAGTTGTACCAACCGTTTTGATGGTGTAGACAGTGCTTGCTACAAATGAACCTGCCGATACATCAACAGTAACGCCCTCGAACCATTCAAATTTAGAAAGATCAGTATAGTTTTCAACGCACACATAACGTGGTTTAGCACCAATATCTAACTCTACATAATCCGCAGCGACAATAGTTGTTGCGTCAAATGCTAATCGAATAAAAGTGTCAAGCAGTGGATCTCCACTGCTTGTTTTATTAGTAGTAATATAGGTTGTGTTTTCAGCCATTTCAAAAATCCTCTTGAGATTGCGCTAAGAATTAACTTAGCGCAGATATTAAATTAAAGTGCTTTAACGCCGGTATAGCCCAATGCCATCCATTGGTTATTTTCAATCATCACGCCTTTCCACCAGATTGAACCTGCGTAACCGCGTTGACCGTGTGGATCAGATTTAGTTTTTTCACCCGCTGGGATGAAGGTAGGTGACACTGATTCTTTACCGCGCAAGGCAATTTGCGAGAACGCATCTTGAGCAAATACAAAGTAAGGATACACGTCAATGTTTGTGCCTAATGTAGATTGGCATAATGTAGAACCAATAGCTGCACCCGCGCTTAATTGAGCGGGTAAGTCAGGTGATGTGATGAAACGGAAACGCTCAACGCGCCCAATTTCATTTGGCATTGGCGTACCGCTTGCATATTGTGACGATGGAATAAATCCAGCAATATCACGCAAATCAGGCTCTAAATCGGTATGACAAATAATCACATAGCCACTTTCAACAGGTTGTGTTGAAATGTTAGGCGTTGCCTTTAATGTATTAGTCACTGGTCGAGCATGGTTAACCTGCATTGCTTTAGTGATTTTACGGATATTAGCCAATTTCAAAAAGTCATTGGTTGTTGCTACAGACGTACCTGTACCCGAATAGAATACGTTAGTACACGCTTTTAATGCACCGAATAGAATCATTTCATTGACAAGCGCAACACGCTCACCAACTTGTTCAACCATTGCTTTAGGAATATCATCCTCGTACAAATCAGCCACTTTATCAGTGAAGCTGTATAAGCATGAATACTGATTGATTACCGCAGTAATATCTTGCGCTACGATAGTATCTGCTTGTGGTGTAACGCCTTCTTGCGTTAAGTGTGCGTTAGCCATTGCTGCGCCACGATCACCCGATACGTTTTGAAAGAAGACATTTGGATTTGCAACGGTTGCGTTATAAGGAACATAACGACGAGCTACATACGTTTCACTTTGGTTTTTAGGCAAAGAGATTTGACGACCCTGTTTTGCTAAAACTTCTAGCGCAACAGCGTGTTTTAAAATTTCGCCTTTGAATTTGTTAATTCTAGCAGGGGATGTACCATAACCTTGAATAGCCATTTTGGAGCTTCCTTACGTCGTCACGACGTTATTAAATAAGAGTAAGTTAATATTCGTTAAACCCTGCCTCAAAATCATCATCATAATCGGCATCAAATCCACCTGTGCTATGTGGCATTACTGCCAACCCAAGCCGCTGATTCTTTTTACGTTGATTCTCGTGGTGCAATGCTTTATCTCGTTTATATGCGCTAATTGCAGTAGAAATAAAATTAGAATCCCATGAAGTATCCAATCTTTCTTGAACATCATTGGGCAATTGGTTCTTCCAACCGTTAAAGTCTTGTGATTGCGCGATAGCGTCCCAGTCGGGATGCTCTCTTGTAACCATTTTCATTTCAAAATTATTTTCCATTTGCGAAACTTTTTGCTGCACGATGTAATCAATCTGATTTTGATCAATGCCACCTTGCTGATGCAAAGGTATCTGCGATATGTCCCTTGCTAAAGCGCCTGCAATATCATCGCCAAACTCTTCACGCATATTGGAGAACATATCAGCAGTAACTTGGAGCGGTTGAAACTCTCTTGATTGCGCGGACGATTGAGCCAGTGCATCAAGGCGCATAACCTCTCTGTTAATTTCGCCAATTTTACCAAATAATCTTTGGTTGTTTTGTTCAAACAACTCCCGAATTTGACCTTCAGAAAGCGAGGGATTTTGTTGAATTATTTCTTGTATTGCGTCATCTGAATTCTCACCGAACTCATCAAACCCATCCGCGAATGCAATATCAACATCTAACTCACTGCCTTCTTCTTGTGCTTGTAATTCTTCCATTTTACTTCCTATGCTTTCGCATTTCATGTCGCAGGGCGTTAGCTGTGCGAGTTACTAATTGTAGGGGATATTACTCGCCTACGGGTTTTTCTATAGACAACATGTTCTTTATCTCAAGTATCTGCCCTCTAAGTCTATCTGTTGCATCCTGTGATTGAGGATTATCATTCTTTCTACGCAATTCATCTAGCCTTGCAATATGGTATTCTCTAATTGAAAGCCATGTTGGGGAGTTTACATCTACCTTTGGTTTGTCTATCATTTCTGATAAGCCTGTCCATTTGGCGCTCTACCCTGTGGCTCTGTGGGAGGAGTAAGCACCTGTTTAGATAATTGGGTTTGTACATTTAGTTTCTGTGCTGTTTGCGCTAATTGCGCTTTGATTGTAGCAACACTGATTTGACTGGCTTGTGATAATTCCATAATCTTCATATCACGTTCCATTTGTTTCATTTGGATTTCATGTTGGCGATCAATCTCAGCCTGTTGCGCTTTGAATTTGAGTTCTTGCATTGCAAGAGTTTCTTTAACTTGCATTTCAGCCATATCGGTAGATTGCAAGAATTTAGCTTTATCCATCTCACCAGCCGCACGAACCTTAGCCACTTCAATTTGCCCTGCAACACGCGGGTCTTGTGGAGGACTTTGTTGTGCTTGTTGTTGCATTTGTTTGATTTCTTCTTCGCTAAATTTAAAGCGTTTACTATCAAGTTTTTGTGCTTTAAATGCTTCGTCAATCCATTTTGCAGGATTGATTTGAAATGCAGGATTCATTACAAGCGAACCCATTTGCATAATAGCCTGGTGTTGAGCATCACGTTCAAACAAAACAGTTGAACCGCGAGCTTCGATATTAAAGTCGCCTTTCATTTGCTCATCACCATAGAGCATTATCCACTCGTAGTAACGTGTAATATGCGGAACAGTAACTCTATCATCAAAATTGCGAGCAATGTTTCTACGAATTGTACCTGCGTTATTTTGTAGCATTGTCATGCCGCCAACGGTATCAGGTGCGCTGCCTTGCTGTCCCTGTAGCATCATTGGTAATCCGGTAATATCTTCTGCCATTTTTAAAGCGTACTGAATAATCGCCATTAAATCTTGTGTGATTATTGGGATTATAATTGAGCTTATTGCGCCTCGTGCATCTTGTATTGGCGAATCAGGAGATAATCTAAGCAATGCACCACCACCTACTTCAACTAAACCACCGTCAGCCGATTCTACGCCATCTGCGATAATAGTTGTGGGTCTGCCGCCTTTACCTGCATTATCGAGCAAGTTACGAGTAGCGGCATTTACAATGCGCTGCGGCTCTCTTACTTGACGCGCCACGCCTGTGCCTGTCCATGTATCTCTCATGGGTTGCCATACCATGACATCAAAAGGAAATTCACCGCTTTCTAAGGGATTTAAAGTTGCTTTAATAACGCGATTATTGACAATAACAACCACAACATCATAAGTATCATCATCACTGTGCTGACAACCAGCAGCATCAAGCTCTTCTTTACTAGCTTCGCCATAGTAGTACCACACTTCAAATCTATCGCCATAAGTGTTTTTGTCACGCTTTCTTTCTAAATCGTCATCAGCACCCTCTTTAAGCACTAAATCAATTTGTGATTGAAGATAACCTTTTGCTGTACGCAATTTACGCAATTCTTTTTTTGTAATGTAGTCGCGTTCCCAAACATAACTACCAGTATGAATGTCATCGCCGCAAGATGGATCAGGGTAAAAGTTTCGTACATCAATACGTTTTGATGAAGGACGTATCTCAATAGCCTTAACATCTGCAATGCCTTCTGCTTGCACATTACCTTGTGGAGTAGGCATTTGTTTTTGAAATATTTTGTGTGTGGAGTTTTGCTCATCAATAACGGGGTAGCATCCCTTAATAACACCTGTGCCAAGAACAGCCGCATCACGCAATACTTTACGAACCTCACGATTCCAATGCGCTTCAACTAGCCAATCTTCAATTTGTTTTTGAGCTTCGTCTGATTTCTTTTTTGCGCTTTGCTTAATAGTATCTTCAAATTGCTCAATAGGCATTTGTTGATTTTTATACATGACAATACCAACATCAACTGGTTTTACATCAAGCAAATCCATTGTTGTTGGTTTAGGTGTGGGGCGCACTTCAAAGTTTGCATCATCAATAGGAAGTAGCATATCAGCAAGTGACATAGCCGCAATATCAGCGTATTGCTTGGTGATGTTCATAAACACGTTTGATCCAGTTCGCTTTTTATTTGTACGCGAATAGCCACCACGATCTACAAGATTTTTAGTAATTGATGTACTGACTTCGCCACGATTAGCGTCATCAATCCCTTCGTAGTATTCACTATCTTGATCCCAAATTTCTTCAATGCCCGATTTTTTACGCGCTTGAATAGCCTTCTGTCTTTTGGACAAAAGTGCTTTTCCGAATCGGTCAAGTCTGTCAATTTTAGAATCATCCATCATTTAGTTCCAGTTAAAGGAGTTTGCGCTGTCATCTCGACATGGCATAACATCATCTCGACGTTATTTAAATAATTCCATTGATAGTTGTTTTTACAACATCAACGGCAATATCTTGTGGAATCTCACGGATATTTTCAACGTGTTCTGCTGCACCAATAATATCACCGTGTGAAATATCAGCTGCCGCTTCTGTTGCTTCATCAATTGCTTTCTTTGCACTAGCTTTAGCAACATGAACTATATCATCAAAAAATGTCATAATTATTTCCAGTTAAATTAGTATCCAGCACCGCTATCATGCGGTTGCCATCTTGATGCAACAACGGGAGCGCGTCTTTCTTCATTAACTAAACTCTCAGCATTTACCGCTAAATACCGAAAGGCATCAGCACTATGGCTGTAAGTATCATGGAGTGGCGCACCTGCTTCATTTGTTCTTGGGTTAATGCTTCTGCGATAACGTTTTAAACATTCGAGCAATCTAATCGCATGAACCTTGTCAAAGTAACATTGTGAAAACATTAAACGAGCCGCTTTTATCCCTGATTCAATTGGCATATTAGGCGTAATTTTAACCTTGCGTCCAAATGCTTTTAAAAGCTCTTCTGTACTTTTACCCGTTTTAAAATCTTTAGCCCTGCCATCATGTGGCAAGTAGTCGTAGCCCCAATTATACGCCTTACTATTTAACAAACCAGCGTAATAGTCAAGCGTTTTATGATCGTCCTCAATGCTTTCAATAATGCGTATTTCACTTCGCACTTTTTGCACTAATAAAATAGCCATTGAATCGTTCCAGCCTAAATCCCAAATGGCGTGTACTTTAAGTAATGGATCATAAGGAATGTTGCAAATCCTTCCCTGTATCGTTGTTGCACTTACTTCATTAGCATAGATTGCGCCTGTTACAGCACTGCGGCATTTGCCTAGCCATATATTAGCATAATCCTCTGGATTAGTTTTTTCGCAATGCACGCGCTCTAATTCAAGCTCTTTAGGAAAATACGGATTATCATTAAAGTTTATTTCAACAACGGCAGCACTTGGCGCAGGATTTAAAACAAATCTTGTATAGGTATCATCAGTATCTAAATCAGGGTTAAAACTTACCCATATTTCAGAATCATCTTTACGAATAGTAGGTATTAAAATATCCCAACTTTTCTTGCTCACTGTTTGAGCTTCTTCTACCCATACAATATCACAACCTTCAATTGACTTGATGGATTCAACTGTATGCTGTGCTAAACCCGAAAACATAAACAATGAACCGTTTATTCCGCGAATTTCTGTTTCTAGGACAGTAAAGAATTCACCTAATCCTAATCGCTGTATCTGATCTGATAAAAGCAAATGTACAGATTGCTTAATACTTTTTTGAATTTCGCGTGTACATAAAATACGCATAGGTTTTTGAGCCGCTAATATAACTAATGCTAATGCAAAGTTATAACTTTTTCCCGAACCCCTGCCTCCGTGTGCAACCTTATAACGTTTTGGAGCAAACAGAAATTCAAGCGCGCTAGGAAAGTCTACCTCAAGGTTTTCATCCATTGGTTATCAATGTTTCAGATTTAATAAAGTTTAAAGTTATGCAAGGAAGGCTTACACCATCTTTACCCGCGTGTTCGATTTTATCAACAAACATACCTAAGTTTTTAGCAAGTAATTCGCTGGCTCGAATCCGCGTATCTAATTTGATGTTTTCACCATTCTCATCTTTATTGTTTCTAACAAGCGTTGACCAAAACTCTTGTATCTCAAAAATAGAAGCAATGTTAGCAGAATAGGTATCACGCATTTCAGAAATGATATTAGCGTGTAAGGAGGTAGCGTCCCCCATTTCAATCCATGCTGCTTTTACGGATTCAGTATTAAGAATAGCGCAAGCACTGACTGCTGCATTTTTTTCAGAATAACCTGCCGCAATTGCCGCCTTAGTGCCATCCTGCCCATTGCCTAAGTAATGGGTCAAGAAAGAACGCTGCCTAGAATTTAGTTTGCTTAAAGCATCTAACTTCATATTACATCATTTGTGGCATAGCGGGTTTCCCCATAGGCGCATTAGATTCCTCACCACCGAATCCTTTTTCAAATAGTGATTGTGCGCTTGTATTATCGCCCGATTCAAAAAGTGATTTTGCCATTTGTAACGCCTCGTTAATATCACGCGCTTTTTGAGCGCCTTCACCCATACCCTCACCCATGCCTTCTTGTGCGCCCATGCCACCTTCGGCATATTGCTCTTGGCTGTTTTCAGGCTCTACTGTGTATTGCCCTTGTGCATCGCGTGTAATTGTAACTGCTAATTCTTCCATCTTTGTTCCTTAGATAAACGGTGCTGTGAAATACAGCACCTTTTGGTTGTTACTAGCGTTGATTATACTGTGCGTTGTAATCAATAAGTAATTCTTTTTCGTCGCTCTCAAGTTCTTTTAGTAATACTCTATCACCTTCAAGTCTAGCGTCGTCTTGTTTTGTGCGTAACAATTTTACACGTTTAATAATTGGCGTAGTGTCATCATAGAAATCAAGCATGGGTTGGTGACGAGCTACAAATTTATCCGTTGTTGCTTCATCATCTAATTTTTTATACTTTTTAAACTTATCGTAAATCTCTTTAGCCTCTTTGCGTTGCGAATTATAAACTTGACGGTACGCATCAATCCCTGTTTCCTTAACGAAACTTGAAACAACAGGTAATTTATCAACACTCATTTCTGTAGAATTGATTGATGATGTGTAAATAGAATTTACAAATTTATAGGATTGCGTACCTATTGAGCCTGTCAACGCATTCAAAGTATATTTCATAGATTCTGGTGATACGTCGATTAAACCAGCCTCAACTTTTGTTCCGCCTGTCACTTTATTCATCCATTTAGCAAAGTCTGAGAATAACGCACCTCTCGTATTTGCCCATTCTTTCTCGCTATCTGGAATGCTAGTGTCATAAACATTCTCTGGATAAATAGGTTTGCCCCATCTGTTCCTATTATTGTAAATAGAATATGGAATATTGGCTATTGTTGGGATTGCGCCTGAAATTAAATCTCTATTATCCCACTCCCCTGAAACCATAGGGTTCACATACGAGAAGTTATTAAAGAATGATGACATCAACTTATCCATTATTTTTTCTGTATCACCGCCCAATTGAATTCTAGCAATCGCAGTACCCAAATCTTTAAAGAATGACAATCCATAAGCCATTTTCCAGTTAGCTCTAATACCTTTTTCTTCATCTAGCGTTACGCTAATGAATCTGGTTTTTTCTGATTCTGATATTAAATCATCATCACCATCATCACCACCAAGCAAGGCGATTAAATACCCAATTGATACATAAGTAGCTAATAGGGCAGTAGCTTGTACTTTATGCTCTCCGCGTACGGCAGCATCAATTAAGTTTTCAGTACCTTGAATAGACGCATTTAAGAATAAATACATTGCACCAAGTTCTCTGCCCACAATTCCGCGACGATTAAAGTTAATGGTTACATTGCGAGCAATTTTAGCGGCTTGATGTGCTGATTTTCCATCGTCCATAGCTACTTTAAAGGTTGCTAAACGTGTAGCTGTTTCACCCACATCACCTAAGTATTTTAGAAAATTAGCTAATTTGTTTTCTACAACCAGTAGCTTTAATCTATCTAATGGATACTCATAGAAATTGGTGTTTTGCATTTTTGATTTTAAAACAGCCAAGTTCAACTCATCTGCTTTGTTTTCAATACTTGAAATAAATGCTACCCCTGATTTACCACCATTATCAAGATAAAGTTTAATTGCAGTGTTCCACGCTGTATTGCTGGTAGAGCCTGTCGCCATGTATTTAGCAATCTGCAATGATGCCATTGGTGTTTTAGCAAGCACTGTTGCTGCGTATTTGAATCCATAACGCGCAGTATTAGTATATGCCCCAACTGCTGGATCAACCATCATCCCGTTTGCAAGAATGAATGCTGGATTTAAAACAGTCATAGATTGGCGTAAGAATCTACCGTATGCCGCCATGACTTTAAACATAGAGTAAATGTTTTCATCACCTAACCTATTGAACGCTTGAACGAAAGCCTCATCATTAACTGTAATAAAAACTTGTTTGCCATTTTTCCAATACGATATTTCTGTGTTTTGGTCATAAGACTTTTTCATCAAAGTCACTTGCGGATTACCACCGACTTTGACAATTTTATATTCTTTTTTAGATCGCCCTGTTCGTTCTGTTTCAGCTTCAACATATCGACGCGCATCTCTTAGTGTGTCACGTTGTCCGATTTCACTACCGTGAAAAGTCATTACATACTGTGCTTTGGCTTTTCCCATAATAGGCTGCATTGGCGTAACGTCTGTTTCCCACAAATCAACATCTGGATTATCTTTAATTAAATTATAAAGCGTTGACTGAACGTAAATTTTAGAAGATCGAATAACAGCGCGTTCTAAATTCTGAACAATGTTTGCAACAATGTTACTTGCGCGTGATTGCCGCCCTAACATTTTTCTA